CGTAACGGCGGATACATCCTGATAGTTTTCGGGGATGGAGCTGACTGTCACGTCCGACAGGCCATAATAACCGGGGTCGGGCGTCACATTCTGCTGGGACTTAGTGGGCGTGACAGTCTTGCTCTGGAGGTTATAGTTTCCGCCGCCGGACACCCCTGACACCGTGCCGCTGCCGTTGTGGTAACCTTTGGGGATGGTATATGTATCGCCCTCCTGGACAGTAGCAGATACCGCGCCTCTGTTCTCAATTCCCTCAATTTCCGTTGCCAGCTTGGTCAGATCGTCCGTGCTTGTGCCGATGCCCAGTTCAACGGCCTTTGACCTGATAGTGTTCCGCGCTGTTTGGATTCTGCTGATTTCAGTTGCTACACTCATACTTTCCCACCTTTCAAATTGTCCCTAACAGGATTTCGATATTGCCTACCGTCTCCTGCACCGCGGCTGCGGTAATGGGTAGCGTATTATCACCCTCGTCAAAGCCGTTTACTGTGTCCACAGATAACGTCCTTGTGCCTCTGTCCAGCTTTAGCCCGTGCCCGATGTTGTAGGATGTACCTCCTCCACCCTCCGGTAAAGGGATATCCGACGCCTCATACCGTCCACTGTCCTGGTTCCAAATCTCCCAAAATCCATCCAGGCCGGGCCTCGGGGGATGCTGGTTCAGCTCTGTGATACGCTCCTCCATCTGCTCAAATTCGGAGGGCAGGGGAGGCGGGAAAGCGTCTACGGCGTTAATGGAGTCATGGACAGTTGCATAGAATATATTACTGTGCCGCACCTGTTCCCCGAGGGTGCCCCTGACCTGCATTAAATACTGGCCGTCATCAGCCAGCATGGAGGCCGTCAGCAAGGCGGAGTATACTTGCCCGACGCGCTGGAGCTGGATAATATTCTTTTGACCGTCTTTCTCTATATCCACCTTTAAGTCCCACTCGTCTGTGAGGTCTGTGGAGATTTCGAGGGCTACGGCCTCATTGTCGCCCTCGAATCCGAGGCAAAATTTAGGCGGGGTGCAGATGTACCAATTTGTCATGATGAGCATTATGTCCCGCCCCCATCCATAGCGGCCACCTTGTCCAGAAGGGCATCGATCTCCTCACCGCTGTATTTGCTGGTGTAGTATTCGGTTGGTTCTTCTGTCGCTTCTCTGGCTAATAATTTCCGCTCAAGTGCCGCTACACGCTCCTCCAGAGTCAGTTCCATTTTCTCACCTCACACAATTAGCCGACGGCCAAGCTTGTCCAGAACAACGAGGCCATTTCTGTCTTTCACGGGGCCAGATACCTTTTTTTTAGGTGCGCCATAGTAAACAATTACACATCCATCCGCTCCGTCTCCGCCAGCTCCTCCTTTACCACCATGTCCACCAGAAGAACCATCCGCGGTTGTGTATTTGGTGTATGTTTCCCAAAGCTGAATACGAGACCCACCGCCGCCGCCGCCACCGCCGCCGCCATTTCCTCCGTCTCCTCCGCATCCGTATAGCGTAGCTATAGACTTTGAATCGCCTGATGCTCCGTTTCCTCCAGATCCGTAAGAAGATGGATTTTGGTCGTTTATCCCTCCTTGCCCTCCAGGAGAATTATAAGAAGAGCCACCGCCACCACCGCCGCCGTATCCTTTTTGCCATGCAATTCCATAGTTTGGACTTTTGTTTGTCTTATAACGATATCCAGGAACGTCTTTAGGGTTTTCTGTGTAATTATTCCCAACAAGTTCTTCTATACGATACTGTGAACTTCCAGACCCAACAAGTGTACAAAAATAATTAGGGCTTGTACCTGTTGCCTTTATGGTAGCAGATTTAAAGTCGCTTAGCCTCCACTCTCCAGTTTTTGTGTCAAAAGACGACTTTGTATATCCAGAAATTGTTTCTCCGATTGTAAAGCTTGCGGATGAAGATCCCCCATCAACTTCACGCCAACTGTGCGGTGTAGAGCCTCCACTATAACTTCCGGCTTTGCCCCCAGCGCCACCAGGTATATCTCCTGAATTTTCTCCACTGTCACCTTTCAATAGTTCATAGGCAGTTGATTCCCCTCCGTTTCCTCCATTGGCTCCATCGGCTCCGATGTCTCCTGTTTTTGCATAAGTTTCTTTTGTTATGATGTCTGTGTATCCGGCACCTGTCGAATCTCCATCACCACTTGAATAAACCATCCCACCTATCGAAATAGTTGTTTCTGTCCCGATAGATCCTTCTGCCCCATTAGCTATCCCTCCAGTTCCTCCAGCCCCACACTGGAATTGAAGGGTCCTATCATCTCCGATTTCAAGATCTACTGTAAGAAATTTGCCCCCTCCTCCTCCGTGCCCCCCATTTCCACCAGATCCACCTTTCCCAAAAACTCCAATGCCAGTTCCGCCATTCGAAGCACTAGCAGATGCACCATCATCACCAGGTTCTCCGTCCATTCCGGCTTGACCTCCGTTACCAGCTCCGATTACGACAACACGCACATTTACTGCCTGATCAGGTATTTGCCATGTACCGCTACCGGACAAAACAATTCGATTTTCTAATATCTCAACGTCCTCCGTCTGCGGTGGCTTATATCCAACAAGCATTTTTGAAGTTGACTTTAATGTATTTGAAATGTTAATATCTTCTATTTCAATGCAGGCCGTAACTGGTTCTTTGTTATATGGGTCCCACGTCAACACACGGTTTCCTGTTGATTCCCCTTTATAGACAACTGGTGCTTGGATAGATTGAGCATGCTTATAGTAATTTTTCATTCGGTCTGCGACAGCCGCAGAGTTTATGAGCGATACCAACGTAGCATTTTCAACCTTCTTTACATTCGGCTCTTTGGCTGAAACAATATCACGTATGATTTGGCTTTTGTTGTGTGTATACTTTGTTCCAGTAAGCCTTCCGGAACCTGAAGATAGTTTTGCGTAGTTGGCTCCACTCTCTAAAATAGTAAAGCCAGATGCGGATAGATTAAAAACAGGCTCTTCAAATGTGATAATACTGCCTGCTTCTGTGGCCCCTTCAAAAAGTGTAGATGACTCACCAGATTTTATATATTGGTGTTCTGTAACAATTACTTGGGTTACTTTGGCCGCGTTAGTGACGCTCGGGCCCTGATACATTCGGTCTAAACCAAGGTTCCCGCTAATTCCATCCCAAAGGGCCGCAATCCGAAGAACTCCATTTAGATCAGTTCGAATAGTTGCGCCAATTGCAAATAGAACCTGTGACAAGTTATCCCTTGCCGTAGCGATAGGTAACCAACCATACAATTTTATGTCTGCTAAATTTGTTTTTATCTCGTATGGTATTGTGCCGCATATGGAAGCAAGAAGTTCGGATGCAGTCTCTCCAGAGTAGATTCCTCCATAATGCTGATTTTCAGATAAAAGCCCAATTGCGCTTGTTGCAGATATCTTATATGTATTAGGGCCATTCCGGTCAATGGATTTCACATAAAACACACCGGTCTGAACGCCATCATAAAAATAAACAATTGGAGCGTTTCTCTCAAACTCTGTAATTGTTCTGTCCTCAGTCTCAATTACGACTGATAAGGTATTGGCTTCCAGAGAGGAAGATAGAAGAGATGTTGCAATATGAAGATTTCCGCTTTTAATTTTGTTGCCCTCAAAAACTCTGTCGCCATACACAATTTTGTTTTTGTTTGCCATCGCCTATCCTCACTTTTTACGGCTTGACCTGTGCGTCTATCGGGACAAAGCTTACCTCTATTTCTCCCCAATAATTTACGCTACCTTCTACCTTCTCCATGTCTTGAGATGCGCTAGTATAATACGCCTCGTAGGAGATGGTTGTCTGTCCGTCCGCTGCCTCCAACATAACGCTATCATCGACTGAGTGTTGGTACAGATAGTCCCAAAAGGTATCCAACCCTTCGTAATTGTCTCCTCTGCGAAACACTGTAATCTTATGACCAAGATAGGTTCCAATAACATCACGTATCATTCGACCGGAAAGCACTCGGCCAGCATTATCTCCATCTAGCACATTGAAACTTCGATTATAAGTCGAAATTGCAACATCTGCATCAAACTCAATGCCGTTCAATTTGATATAGCTCATTTAACCCTCCACCAAATTTACGCCGATACGCTGAACTTCGCTCTGAGTTGCTTGATAAGATACGCGACCAAGCACCTGCTTGTCGATTTCCAAGATAGCTATATTGGAGCCGCCACCACCATATCGCTGCATCCCACGGGCAACAGCGGCTTCAATCTCAGATGTTGGAGCCTCTATATTTGTCCCGCTCTTTTGATCTCCCAGTACGGCGAGGAACTCTCTGTTAGGCGGTATGACCGCGCCTTTTGCAAGGGCAGGAACGTCATCAATTGAAAGCCTTGGTACTGACATTCGGCCTGAGCCGGATCTGGCTGAAAAGGAACCGCTACTTGTTTTTCCGCTACTGTTTAATGCTTTGAGCGCAACGCCACCGCCTAAAAGGGCTATTCCAGCCAGCAAGAAAAACGGATTAAGCGTCATTGCTCCGATTGCCACTAATGCAATACCAGCGAGCAGGAGCGCCGTAGATACCCACTGAGATACCTGATCAAGCTGCAACACTTCAACCCAACTTTTCATTTCAGTGCTATTGGATGCAGCTAATGCCGTACCAGCAATAAACAACCCAATTCCAGCAACTAGCAAGGCAATGCCGATCCCCTGCATACCTGGAACCAGAATCAAAACGAGGCCAATTATTGCAATGTACGGCGATATCTCTACCATTGCCGCGGACAGTGCAGAAACGATAGTATCAATTAGCGATTCGCCGCCATCCATTTCCATCTTGCTAAATGCAAAGATCGCAATACCAAGAACAATTAAACCGATTCCTAGGGCAATTTGACCTGCAACCAAGAGCACTATGCCAATTATGGCAATCCATGGGCCAATAACTTCTGCGGCCTCTTGCAATCTCGTTAGGATATTTTGTATAAAATCCCCCTCATCGCCTGCGGCTTTACCCACGGCCCAAATCGCCGCACCTGCAATAATGAAGGAAATACCCATTAAGATATTCCCCATGATTACAAGGAGAACACCAAGAACCGCGATCAGGGGGCCAACTACTACAGCCGCCTCCGAAAGTCTTGTTTTTATGTTTTCAACAAAATCCCCCTCATCGCCTGCGGCTTTACCCACGGCCCAAAGGGCTGCTCCAGCGATAATAAACGCCACACCAAGTAGGATGTGTCCAGTGATGACAAGAAAAACACCTAAAACGGCAATCAGGGGACCAATGACTGCGGCCGCCTCCGAAAGTCTTGTTAAAATATTTTGGATAAAGTCTCCTTCGTCTCCAGATGCCGCCCCCGTAGCCCAAATTGCTGCGCCCATAATGATTAACGAAATGCCAATAAGAATATGTCCCGTAATAACCAAAAGAACGCCAATCACGGCAACCAGAGGCCCGATAATAGAAAGGGCCTCACCAAGCCCTCCTTGTAATAACGCCTTTATAGCTTCTGGATTCGATGTAACAGCATCCACAATAGCAAGCGCACCAGCTACCATCAAGGCGAGTCCGACCGGGATACTTGCTCCTGTAAATACAAGAATTGCACCAATTGCAAGGAGGGCAGCACCAGTAAGTAGCTCAAGGATGGCCGAAAGGGCATCCTGAATACTGGTTTTTACAATAGAGAAATCTGGCTCGATTGATTGGTCCTGTTGTGCCTGATTTTCGCTTTTATTGCTGCTCCCTGAAAGCTGGTTGATTTCATCAAAAGAAGCGAGCGATTTCCCGGCCTCCTCAGCCGCCTCACCCGTTTTTTCAAGTGCTTCTGTTTCCTCATACAGATTTTCAGCGGAGTCCGCAGCTTTCTCTGCTGTTGTACCAAAAAGCGCAGCAGTAATCCGGGCGGCCATTGAAATTATACGGGCCAACATATCGACAAAACTTGTAAATGCTGGTATAATGACCTCAATCATTGGTTGGGCGAGTGTCAGGAGAGCCCCTTTTAGGCGTGCAATAGATGCTCTAGCCTCGTCATTTGTTTTGATGACTTTCCCCATCCATTCACGGAACTTCGCAAGACCTTGTGTAATGACCGTGAATACAAGCGCACTTCTGATAACTTCACGCATGCGAGAGGAAAATTTGCTTGCGCTCTTTTGCGCTCTATCTACTGATTTTGCCATTTTGGCGGCGGCAGGGCCGGACTTTGCCATGTTCTGCTGGAGCCCTCCGGCTTCCTCTTTTGCCAGGTTCAACTTTCCTTCTAATCCAGAAATTTTGGAATCATAATCTGAAAGCGCTTTTTCAGCCTGCCTCCACTCTTTCTCAATTGCGTCAACCTTTTCTTGTTGCTTTTTCAATTTGGAATCGACCATAGGCCTGTCAGAATAGGCACGCATATAGTCATCAGCGGACGAACCAGGTTTCATGGCGGCATTGATAGCATTCTGTTCGTCCTGGAGCATGGATAACTGCTTCCTGGCCTCCTCCAACTCCGCATTTACAACGTTGAGGTTTTCTACTAAAGGAAACCTTCCCTGCTTTTTGGACGTAAGTTGATCTTCGAGCGATTGGATTTTCTTAGCAAGCTGATTCAGCTCTTTTTGTGCTTTCTTATTGTCAATATTGGTTTCAATGACGATAGAGCCGTCAGCGGCCATATTAAACACCACCTTGAGGGGAGAGATTTACATTGGAAGGGTACAAGGAAATCATTATTACAAGAGAAAAATCGCCGTGGGGATGCGCTGTTGACTTTACAGTGCTTTTGGATGACAAAGTGGTTGGGATTTTAAGAAACGGCACAACAATTTCTGCATATGCCCAAGACGGCCCGCATACCCTTTCGTTCCAAAAGGGGCGAAAGATAGACTGCTCAATTTCAATCCTCGTATCGCCGGATGACACTACAAAAGTTGTAAACACAGCAATATCTGGATCACACCTCGTAGTTGAGAGTGAATACGCAACAAATACGCCGCAGGCAGCCGTATTTGATACAGAAAACAACCCAACAAACCGGAATAGACGTGTTAAAAACAATGTTCTATTCGCCGTTGTAATTATTGCCGCTGTTCTTGCGGCTGTTGCCGTTACCTTTGGCGGACGTTCTGCTAAACCATCAAATTCTGGTTCCAATGGGCCAGCGCAAAACGAACTTGTCAACCAGCAGACACAGCAGCCAGAACCATCCGAGAAAATAGATGAAAACAGTGTCGGCATTGATGGAACGCTAAATGCAGACCGATTTGACCTGTCGATTGTGGATATAAAATGGACAACCGCTCTTGAAACATCGCTCGGCACAATAGAGCCGGAAGATTCAGGAAAGGGGCTATTGTGTGTAATCTTTTCTGCAAAGAACACAACGGAAAATGTTCAAAATGTAGCAAACATTGGCTTTAATGCTTACGCCGATGGGCGAAAGGTGTTGCCGAAGGTCGTTGTTGGCACCGTAGATGATGCGGTGGTATTTGTTGGTGCTGTTTCTCCTGGTATGGAAATTGTCGGGCATGTTGTATGGGAACTTCCAGACGATTGGGAGGAATTTCAAACATCTTATATCGATCTTGGAAGTGCCAGAGACAGCAAACAGCACTTTACAATTCACAGGGAAGATATTAATTAGTTATAAAAGCCCCCGCTACCTCATATCGAGATAGCGGGGGTGTTATTATGCGGCCCCAGCAATCAGGAGCCGGAATGTTTCTCTGCCCTTCGGGGTCACCATTGTCTGAGTTCCACCCCACTGGGTCTTATCGTTGAAGCACTCTTTCAGTTCAAAAAGTCCGGCATCAACGTGCCGCTGATAAGGCATTAGCTTTTTCTTCTTGTCCCGATACAGGTACTTTCCGGCCAAAAGGAAACTCACAAACTGCTTGGGTGGGACATTCAGCTCTTTTGCTGTCTCCCGAAGCCCCGTCAGCAGGTTCCGATCCACCAGCTCGTCGAAGTAGGCCGCTTTGGGGGCCATGATCTGGTTTTCCACAGTAAGGGAGGAGAGCCGCAGCTTCTGGTTCTCAATGGTCTTGTTTGCCATGATGAGCGCCGCCGCCATCAGTTCCTCCGGTGTCATGTTTTCCTGGCCGTGGATGTAGCCGCCGTTCTTTCGGATGGAGGGTAGGACTTCATCAAAAATCCAGCTCTCAAACCGCTCAGCGCCCGGCAGCTCCGACTTTGCCGCCAGACGGTAAATGTCGCCCTCTGGGATGAAAAGCATCTCCTGTTCTCCGCCTCTGGTAAGGGTGCGGCGTTTCACCGCCCCCTTGCAATGAGCAGAAACGGCATCCTTCGGTCGCTTATATCCAAGCGCTCCCGCCACATCGTTTCCACAGAACAGCACATTGCCGTTTTCCTCAATAGTACGAATCTTACCAAACTCAGGGTTATTGAAAATCATTAGTTCATTCATACCCGGGTTCTCCTTCTCTCCTCTTCAACAATGTTCCGAGGAGCACATAAATATGTCTCATTTTCTTCGGATCATCTGTCCAAAGAATCATGTCAATGATAGCTCTGCGCATGAGTTCCACGCTCATTCTGCATCACCGCCTTTCACCGTGATAACCACCTGCTCGGGCTTGATGCCCAGGTAGGCGGCGGCAATGCGCTTGACCCAATGCTCGCTGTTGGTCAGTTGATTAAGAAGTTCTTGAATACTGTTTCTCTCGTTCATGGGAAACCTCCTGATTGATTTTCACCAGAAGGCATGGTAGAATGGATTTACCAAACCTTCGGGTGCGGTGAAAATAAGCGGGGTTCTTCTTTGCGGGGAGGCCCTGCTTATTTTATGTCGTCGGCCAACTTCTTAACTCCACGGCGTATTGCCTCAGCCTTTTCAACATTCTCCTGATTGCAATATGCTTGAAGAATTTTACTGGACTGGCTATCGAGTCGGACAGTAATTCGATCCTGCTTTGGATTATCCGTTGGTCTACCAGTTCGTGGCGACATTTTTATCACCTCACTTTTGTCAGCCATAAGTCTATTATAACTATTGTCTGCCAAAAGTCAAGAGGTTTTCCAAAAAATTTCCGCTATCTCAATATGAAGTTTTCAAGGTGCAGTTAACCGGAGGTTATCCCCCTGTCCAAATCTTTACAAGGTCATTCTCCGCCTCACTGTAGGTCTGCTTGATGTCGATGATGTCACGGTTCTTTCGGTAGAACTCCCTGTCAGACTTGTCCAGCGGCTTGCCCTTTGCCTTCTTGTCGCGGATGCGGACGATCTGGGCAAAGAGGCAGTCCCCTATTTCCGCATAGGCCGCGAGGATAGTCCACCAGTGGATGCCGCCCGTGTTGGTTTCGATGTCGTAGTCCACAGCGCGGGCTTCATAGCCCAGCACACGGTTGATAGGGCCAATGATGCGGGGGAAGTCCATAGGCCAGTCCACAAGGTGGGGGCCTTTCTGCTTCCGTGGCTCCTCGCCGCCGTTGATGAATCGAAAAACCTCTTTTATGGCCGCGTCATAGTCGGTCAGCTCGTCAAAATCCACATAGAAGATTTGGAGCACGTCAAGGGCCCGGTCTTCCTCGCTGGAATCGGGGTCGTTCATGGCCTCGAAAATGTCGAGGATAACCCGATAATCATAGCGGATAGCAAACTCCTGCCCGTCTATATCCACGCTTTTTGGAAGTCCATAGCTCATGACGTGCTCCTTTGGTTACTTCTTCTGATACTTCTGGTATTTCGCTGTGTACTTGCTGATGCGCGGGTTAGTAAGCTTCTGCTCTCTGGTGAAAGTGGTATCAATCTCATCCATGACCGCCATCATCAAGTTGCACCAGACAGGGAGGCCGTTGGCAATGGCATAGACATTCATGCCGCCGAAGACAGACTCGCTCACAGGGGCATCGAACACGCCGTCAATAATGCCGCGCATTTCAGCGTCCCGCTCTTTGGCAAACTCGAAGATTTCCTTCTTGTCCACCATCTTCTCGATCTGGGCCTTATAGCTCTCCTGCTTCTTGTCCAGATCCTCAAAAGCGGAGTACAGCCGCTCAACGAAGTTGCTGTCAGTGGGGTTGAACGATACCTCGCACTTGCCATTCAAAGAATATGTAACAAGGCCGGAGTCAAAATTCAGTTCCTTCATAAGTTAAACCTCCACGGTTCCCGGTGTGAATTTCACAGTTCCATCACTAATCGATGCTGTACCAACAGTTCTAGTGCCGCCATATGTAACATCAATTGGCATCCCAATTGTGCCACCGCCTTCACCACCGAGCCCGGACGGCAAAATAGAGCATGAGGAGTATCTTTCAGCAAATACCGCTGTTCCGGCCGTCCCCGCATACAGATGGACAATAAGCATATCTTGATTCATCAAAGCGTTCACGTTCTGATCTTTGATAGCAAGGTTCCAGATTTTTTCCTGTGCTGCGTCATCTGCATCCAACTCACATGGGTCAAAGGTTTGTGTAATGGTTGGTTTCTTCCCGTTGGTATAGGTATTTCCAAAAATATCAACTTTGGTTTCTGTTTGCCAGTCGTATTCGGCTGAACTGTCCTCTACACGCTTACCGATTGGAGACCAAGTAGGCGTAGAGCTCTCTCCAGTGTTTAGGTAAGCAATTAACATTTCACGGCCTACGGTCTGGCCCGGCGTAGTATTAAAAGTCAAATCAGACTCAGGCATTGTTTTTCTCCTTTCAAACGCCAACTTCATATGTCAGTTTCATCAAAATCTGGTAGTCTTCATAACCGTCCTCATAAGCGGCAAATTTAGAGGATTGTGTGGTGGGCTCAACTCGGAGCGCCCGAATCTCGTCTCCCAAATCAGGAAGATTTTTTCTTGCCCAGTCACCGAAGTGGTTCAGCAGCTCGTCAGCCTCCAGGCGCTTGTCGTTGCTGCGCCCAGGCTTAATACGATAAATTAGTTTGAATTGGTACTCCGCCTGATAGCCGCCCAGGATGAACCGCTTTGTGATATAGGTCCCCTGGATGGTAGACAATGCCATACCGGTCTCGTCTCCCTGGTCAGCGGACAGAAACTCATATTTAATGATGTCCACCGGCTTTTCCGGGAAGGTATTGGCCCACACCAGCATGGAGCGGGAGATTTTATCCACTTCTTCTGTCGCCGCCAGCATGCGGGGTTTCTCTTTTTTCTCAGAGTTCACGTTTCACCGCCTTATCCGCCGTCCGAATCCAGTTATCCAAATTCTCGGCCTTGCTGGCTTCGAACCAATGGGATTGTGCCTGCGCATGTGATGCTGTATTAAATACAAGGTTTTTGTCAGTCAAGACCTTTGTTGTGCCCTTTGATGCATAACTGCTACCTGTAGCCGGGTCTACCATTAGTTTTCCAAAATATAAGTAGCGTGCATATGGGCCTGGGTAAATCACTTCTGAACCATCTACCCGCGTCCGTTTGTCCAATGATCCGGTAAGCATCGGAACATATGGTGATGTGTCCTTCCGCACCTGGAGTGCCACAATATGCTCCGCTTTGGTGCACTCCTCATCCAACTTGTCCCTGATTGCCTCCAGCCCTTCGGCGCGGAAACTGAATTTCAGCATTAAACCCCACCAACTTCCCAGTGAGCCATTTCACCGCCGAAGTCCTTTTCATCGACTTTAGTAATATCGTACACACCGTCGTAGTCGGCCTCTATGGTCTGTACCGTCCATTCCGGGTGTATAGCCTCACCCTTGATGAAAAAACTATCACGGGCCACAGAGAGCGTCCATAGGTCGCTTTTATCATCTGCTTTCCAGAACTCGACTGGCCCGACATACCTTCTTTGGATGCCTGTCACACCGTCCAACGCCTCAACCGAAAATGGAATGTACAGGTTGACTGCATCCGCGCTTTCCAGCCCGCTCTTGGTTACATTGGAACCCTTAGAGGCATCCAGAAGGACTCCCCGTAGGACAGTGATGTGGTTCACTGTGGTCTCCTCAAAGGTGGAATGGTCCGTCTCAACGTAGGTGTTATAGACCGTCACAACATGGGGGAACATGTCCATAGCCGCACCCCCTTCCACGGTATAGAAGGCCCGTACCGACCAAATACTGCGCTGCAACAAATGCAAGATGTGTTTGTGCCGACTGCGCCGCTGTCGCGGCCTGCTGGGCACTTTCACCGCCGCTTCGGTAGGTCTTGGACCAGCTACCCACACTCTGGCTTTGCAACTCTCCAGTCTCTCCAGCATTTGCGGAGTTTTTAAGGGCATTCAGGGCCGCTTGCTGGGCAAGGTCGATGCTCTGGTACTGTTCTGCCACGGCGCAGCAAGCCATCTTTACTGCGTCCAGCTCTTTGTTTTGAGCCGCACGGCCCTGCGTGTAGTAGTCCAGAAAGGAACTTGCACGCAGGGACAGACGAGGGAAGTCAGCCATTTGGATAGCCGTGCCTAGATACGCAGCAGTGTAATACTCATAATCTGCGTAAGCCATCAGGCCGCCCCCTTACTTCTTCGCACGGGCTTTCGTCTTAGCCTGCGGCTCAAACGTCGCCCCAGTGAAACTAAATTTCACCACGCTGGAATCATCAACAAGCACATCGAAAGTGTCATCCTTGCTCACCCTGAAAACAATATCTGCGTCAAACGGGATGTTTTCCTTTGTGGGAGAACCGTTTTTCTTGAATGTCATTTTGGTCCCTGTCTTGGTCAGGTGGAACGGGAAATAATACCCGCTCTGTTCCTCCGGGACGCTACTAAACTCTGTATAGTCGGAGACATAATGGAATGTCCCAACCACAGAGCCATCAGCCTTTACCGCCAGATCATCACCGACCAAATCGGAGACCTGTTTCCCCAATAGGGCCTGACCGCTGGGGAATAGCGTTAAAGTGTCAGACCCTATTAACCCCCCGCCGGTGCGTAAACAGCAAAAGGGAAGGCGTTCTCATTGCCGACGTTGAAGGCGTTGATGGGGTTGGGAATCTCCCAGCCCAGCCGCATGACGGCGCGGAGGGCCACCATGTCGTTCTGCATCAGGTTATAAAGGATATTGCCAGTGGTGGGATCTTGCACCACGCCGCTATCGAAAATCTTAAAGGTCATGTCCTGTCGGATGGCATAGACCAACTGGCTCCAGTCACCCACGATAGCCAAAGATTCCTCCGGGTCGTAAGCGCCGTTCACGGGGAAATACATGCTCATGCCGTCCAGCGCGTAGCGGGTATCTCCCTGCATATCGGTCTTGAAAATGGGCTGGCCGTTCTTGTCCACAAGGCCGCGCAGCTTGGCGCGCATCTGAATGGCAGCCATCACGCCGTTGGGGATATAACCGCTCTCCTCCACCTTGGCAATCACGCCACCCTCACCCATGATGTCCTTGAAAATATCGCTGGTAGCGGTCACAACAGCGCTCGCGGTAGTGGCCGAAGGGACAAGGCCATCACGCCAAGAAGTCGGCTTGTCCGTGCCGTACAGAATAGCGGCGTCGATGACCTTTCCGAATGCCTCCTGGAGTCTAGGCCGAACCTCGCCCCAGATATCGTAATCGCTATCATCCAACACCGCTTCTGGAATGGGGACGATAACCGCGATTTCCTCAGCGTAAATTTTTTTCTTGTCCCAAGCCATGTTTGTGGTCTTTTTCAGCGAAGCCTTGGAGTCGGACGCTCCGGTGGTTGGCTCACCATTGACGAAGTAGGCGGTGGGCAGTGCGTCCAGAACATTGAGGGTCTGTGTCTTACTGGTCATGTTGGGCAGCCGACGGGCCATCCGCAGCACAGCGGACTCCGTTACGGCCCCCTGGATAATTTCACGGGTTACGGGCTCAGGGATAAGCCCAGAAAGTTTGCTTCTATCGATAATGTCAACTGCCATTTATGTTCTCCTTTCATTTCAGTGCGCCCCGGATCAGGGCGTTCATTACATCGTTTTCTCCTGTTTTTGTCTTCCCTCCGCCCACTGGAGCAGTCCAGTCAAAAGAAGTCTTCTTGCGGTCGGCGGTAAGCGCGTCCACGGCCTGCTCAAAGGTGGTCTTGTCGTCCACCATCTTCCCTGCCTTGAAAGCGATGAACTCCGCCTCCTCGCCGGTCAAGCCCTTTTTCAGGACATACAACTCACGCTTCAACTGGTCTCTCTCCGCTTCTGCGGTTGTCAGCTTTCCGGAGAGAGTATCCCTCTCGCCAGTCAGCTTGTCCCAGCGTTCTTTCTCTCCGGCCTGCCCGTCCTTCCAGGTGCGGTAGGCGGTCAGCTCTTCTTCGCTGGGCATACCCTTCATGGCTTTCGCAAGCCGCTTGCCGATCATGGCATCCACTTCCTCCTGCGTGAAGGTCTTCGCAGGGGCGGGCTCCGGCGCAGGGGCCTGGGTAGGATTATTGATAGGTTCGCTCATAGTAGTTACCTCCGTTTATTGTCAGGGCCGTCGCCCTGCGGTTTTACGCCTCTCGGCAAAACAAAAAGAGCCATCAACCACCGAGGAATCCTCGGAAACTGATGGCTCTTGGCTCACAGGCTCTTGGCTCTATGCGATATTTACTTCCATGTCGTGCTTACATGCCTTGCATCGAAACGGCATGTGCTCTACTTTGGTATCCGGTCGAACCGGGAAAAGAGCTTTCCCGCAGTACGGGCAGCAATACCATGTTTTCCCGTTAATTTCTTTTATCACGCGCTGCCCTCCACAACATACCACTTGCACTTCTCGCAGACTTCATTTGCTTTATCTACGTCAAACGGCTCTATTGCAAGCTCCATGTCCATCTCGTCCTCCCGAACTTCTTGGACCTCATAGCACTCTCCATATAGGATTTCTCGCCCAAAAAGAGGGCAAACGCATTTATCATTGTGATTTTTCGCCATATCATTTCCCCTCCAAATAGTCCCGATACTTCTTTCTCAGCTTTTCCGGGACCGCTGTTACAATCTTCCCGTCAACGCTTAAAACTACATAACCGCTATCTGCCAAGAATTTCAATGTATTCCGGTCAGTCTGATACAAAACTAACCTGCTGTTATTTATGATACTCTGCGACGCTTCAATCGTCAATGCAGATCTATCCGGTTTCATCGTAAGGTTATTTGCAAAGTGGTCTGTCACGCCGCTAATCTGCGGCGGGTCAAGCTGCACCTGATATTGTCTGGAAGAGAATTTACCGACAATTTTTATGTTCCCTTGATATGATTCCAGCCCGGAAAATTGTTTTATGCTGGTTAGCCCTTCCGGATATTGAACCTGCATTCTTTCTCTTTGTAACGGTAGCCCCGCCGCCTCGCTGAACGCCTTGTATTCTGCATTTAACCGACGTATGCGGGCTGTTACCGCTTGGGCGTCCTCTTTCAACCCTGCGGCCTTGTATGCCGCCTGTTCCCGCTTCAGCCTGCGGACGGTCCGCTCAATTTGCCTCTGCTTCTGGGTAGCCTCATAGGCTGTATAGTGCTTACCCTCAAAGTCCACGTCGTGGCCGTCGTCAATGTGGACCAGCTGTTCGTCTGTGTATGTGCGCTCCATCACACCATCCACAAAGGCCGTCCTAATATGGCGGCAGTTTGCTCCTTCCAAGCCGTCCACATAGCCCAGGCCACACACCTCGTAGATGTTCGGATACTTGTCACCGGCTCTGACAGAGTACACACGGCCTTGCCATGCCTTGTGATTCTGCCATCCAACGCCCTTGTCCCGGGCTCCGATGTGAGCTGATATCTCAAAGTATGGTGTCTCCAGATATTCCGCGCTCTGCTCCGTGTACTTGGCACAGATCTGGGATACGCCTGTCATCACTGCACGGCGGGCAGCCACGTCGATATGGTCACGGTGGCCGCTCTCATAGTCCACCATGCGGAGTCCGCTGTCTGCAAGCTGCTTGACGGCGCTCTTGATAGCCTGATTATAGGATATAGCCCCGCTCATGATCTGCATCTCCGCGCTGTCCAGCGCCCACTGGTAAGCCCTTGCATAGGGCAGCATGGTTCGCCCGTTGTCCAACAGAAAGCCCATGGAGCGGGTCAGGTTTCCAACTTCCCGCTGTGCTTGGGAGAGTATGGCGTTAATATCGGCAGAACTCACCATCGTCTCCGGCTGTGTCACGCCCGCTAAGTCAATGAGGTCGGTATAATACCGCTGGTTGCGCTCTACCACCTCGTCCAGCAGCTTGTCCAGTTCTTTCCGGGAGATGTTGGCGGTTCGCTGGATAGCTTTCTCAATCTCGCTCAGGTCGATGCCATGGGAGCGCAGCACCCGGATGCCCTGCACCGTGACCTCGTTCAGCTCGCCGGATAATTTCAGGCGAGAACATATTTCCTCTAGGAGCGTCGCTTCCAGACTGCGGTATAGCTCGGCCAATTCTTCTGGAAGAGAGTCCAGAACTTCGGGAGAGAATGGGTATTTCATTCAATCTCGTTCTCCCCTTCCGTTGTCATGTCCTCCATCTTTGGCAGCATTTTCTTAGCCGTAGCCTCGTCCTCGTTGTACCACTTCATGCGGTACTCCCACGGGTTCATAATGCCCGCCGCAAGGTCCTGACGGTCATTATTCCGCTCGGTGGTCTTGTCCTCGATGATAGAGTCATCAAAGTCAATGGTAACTTTAGCATCTTCATTCAGCCCGGCGCCCATGGCTGCATTCCCAAGCCGAAGAATAATATGGCACAACTCTGTAATGGCCTGTTCCAAAATGATTTCATGCTTTTTGATGGTCCTAAACATGGTGGAGTTTTCGCTGATGACCTGGGTAGCTGTGGTAATGCTCCCCTGGTCGAAGCGGTAATGGTTTTCTCCAAAGCCACACTTGCTGGACAGTAGATTCAGTTGGTCTTGGATGCCCGTGTTGTGCTCCTGGGTACGGAGTGTCATGTCGATGGGCGTGATGGCCGCACCGTCACTTACATCCTCCGGGAGTACATAGTAAGCCAAGTCGTCCGGGTCAAAAAATGGCTCTCCGTCGAGGTCTTTGGTTGCAGACGGCTTGACCATGATGCGCTTTTTCCCAAGGACGAACTCATTGACGTAGCTATCATAGGCCACATCTACGCCTTTGAGAACATCGATGGCGTTTGCATAGACAGAAACCCCCAGCGGAGAATCGTCAAAATTGTTGGCAATATTAGGCCTGTCAATAACAAACTGCCTCTGATCTGATCCGGTATGTACCACAGGTGGGACTGCCTCAAACCCTGGAATGTCGGCCAAAGACAGTTCTGCATCCACATTGTTATTGCGGTAATGATAGATGCGATTCTCGATGTCGTATAAGCCGTCTACCTTGTGATGAATCTGGAGATAACAATAATCCTCACCGTTGACGGTCACGATGCTATCAAATGCGCAATCGGTAATAATACCGTTCTGCCATGCCAGCGGCCAGATATGCTCCACGGTCACATAATCCATTACAATGCCGCTTGCGCTTCCAGGAATGGGACCAAACTCCGTCGCTTCCATGCCTACTACTCGCGGTATAAAGGCCACTGTCCCGAGTGCAAACGCTTTTTCCTGCATCTCATTTACCTGGACCAGAAAGTTGTTTTCGGCGAACACGCGGTCAATAAATTCCTGCTCCCGCTGCCCCTCCAGAGTGATTTCCACCTTTTCATTCATCAGGAGGTTTGCCCAATCCTCTGGGATCTTCTTGCCCATGTTGAGAGTATACCGCTTGCATCGAACCATGCTCGTTCCGTTTCGAACCTTGTACCGATGGAAGCCCTTCACATCTCCAATATACCAGCTTTTCCATTCCTGCACTTTGCTGTAAAAGTCTTCGCTGATGGTGGCAAAGCCCAGCTCTTTCAGCTTATCATTTATGTTCAAGCAGTTACCCCCATTCTCCTGAATACACGCTCAAGTGCATACCTTGTAGCGTCAATAAGGTGGTTATTCTCGTCAGGATACCCGCCGATGATCTCCCCATCCTTATTCCGCTCATACTCATAATTCACAAACTCGTTATAAGCGTTTGGAGTCCTTCTGCGGTCAATGACAACCTTACGCCGCTGGAGCCACTTCATACCATACTCCACGCTTCCAGGCCCCTTAATTGCCTCTTTGGCCGGAAGGCCCATCGCCCGATAGTCTGCTGATGATTTAGGCTCTGCGCTGTCACAGGTAATGTAAGCATCCTTGTAACCTTTGGAAAGAATCAACTTTGCGCTCGCCTCGTTGGTCAGCTTATTTTGGTATATCTCGTCCATTAGGTATATTGTCTCTCTAGCCCGGTCATAGTGGAGTCGGATAAAGGCAAATGGGTCCGGGAACCAGCCCCAGTCCGCACCTTGATAGATACGGTCAAAGGAAGCGAACTCTTCGTCCGTGATTTCCCTCAACTCCAGATTCTCAAATACATTCCCGCCGGTGCCGACAGCTTCGCCCAAGTATTCATGGCGATAGGCCCTCTCGTCCGTGGTCTTCAAGTGTTCAGCTTCTGCTAGGAACTGCGCCCCCAACCACCCCGGTGGGGCTTCCAAGTATGTACTCTTGTGGCACAGCCTGTCTGCTCTTTCCTCCAAGCTATCCTTATTGGCCCAGTTGTCCCGGCTTATGGGTGGATTGTAGCTCTCAAAGTTCCAGAACTTCGACCCGCCGCGCATGGTAGATTGTAAAATGGTTCGAATCTCCGCCCGACCGGAAAACTGATCTTTTTCTTCAAAGTGTGTTACAGCGATATATCCGAACGGAACCTTAATGGACTTTATTTTCATGGGGTCATCAGCGCCCCGGAACATGATTTTCTGCCCAGTCGGCTTATAAATCAGCTCCATAGGTTGAACCTTAGCGTCCCAGTACGCCGCCATACCCAATTCTCCGATTGCCCATAGATATTGTGCATACACGCTGTCCCGGATGGTGTTCGCCACTTTGCGAAGTACCAAGGCGTGGGTGTTTGAATTGGTCAGCAAGATAAGCGGCACCAGCAGGGAAACGCAGGAAGATTTAAGCGAGCCTCGGCCACCAGACAAATCATAGTGTGTGTGTCCGTGTTGGAATACGTCACGAGCCAGTAGGTGGAATGCAGGTCCAAGGACGGACGATAAACGAATCTCAGACATCTATGACCACCTTAACCTCCGTATCTCCATCGCCGTTCGCCTTTCCATCGAACGCTCCCACATGTTTCCCTAACAGTTCAAGTGCTTTTATCTTGCTGGAATACTTCAGATCGCTGTCATTCGCATCCGAGGCCGGTTTATCTGTGATTTCCTTCAGCTTGGCAAGCACATAGTCCTGTGTAATCTCTGTCCGTTCACTTCTGGCTCTCTTTGCTTCCTGAATTGCGGAAGAAACGTTATTTTTCGTAATTAGCTGCCGCCCAATTTCAGGGTTTTTATACCCTGCCCGAAGAGCAGCCTGTGCGGCATTCAAATCCACAAGGTACTCCTGCACAAATCTTTCTTGCTTTGGCGTTAATGCCACACTCACCACCTCTCGCCTAAGTAGAGTCTCCCAATCCCCCCACCGCCACCGACAGAGCGCGCCCTCTCTCTTTCTTTTCGGGGGAGATTAAGGGGGGATTATAGGGGGGTAAGAGATAGGGGGATCGGGGGGAAGGGAGAGGGGGGATAAAGGGGGCCATCAAGAGGGGGACCTTTTCTTTCTCTCTCCCTTGCTTTCGTTTTGCTTTTGAAATGCTTTTAAATGCTTTTAAATGCTTTTCGCCGCCTACTGTCGAGCACTGGCTCGG